CAGAACTCTCACCTGGGCTGCCGGATTTCAGTCCATACTGTTCTAAGAACAGTAGAAAACCAGGTTACTTTTATGAGCAATAAATTCTTCACTGGTGTTGTGAAGCAGAAGGGTCTCCCGAGGCCTTCCTGTTAATCACTCATTGGTGAGATTTATCTGCACAAAGGTGGTACAGACATGAACCGCAACTGACAATGTCAGGAACGACTCATGAGAATCGTGAGATTCCTTACTGACAACAGGCCGCTATTGAGAGAAAACTCAATAGTTAACCTGCAGAGCTACCGGATTAATATCTAATGGCTCTAAGTCAGTAATCTGGCGAGAAGTAAGGTTTATTAGAAGGTAACTATTAGGTATACAGTCAAACTACCTGAATTGAAAATCAGATGGTCGAACTGTCAGACTACCGGAATAATAATCTAGTGGTCTAACCTAATCTTCTAATAAACCGAACTTCTACGAAGAGAGTCCTCACTCCGAAGAACACGAATCAGAATAACTTGACAGATCAAGCGATTCTGACGAATGCTCTAAAGAGAGTGATTGCTGTTTCGGAAACAAAGTCCCATTCTTATCAATTCTGTCAGCTTTTGAAATTGTCCGACTACGTCGACAAGCTATACGTATATAGCCTGACTTCAAATCAGACGCTATTTCAGCAGGTGACAGATTTGTAATAAGCTGTTCTACTTCCTTGGTACAAATGAATTGTTCCTCAAGTCTTAAGAAATCATCATAGTTTTCTTCAGAACTTGATTCCGATTCAACCTCTAACTGAAGAATATCCTCAACAGATTTGTTGAGAAGTTCTTGAGCTTTTTGAAGAGAGACTCTTCCAAAAGCTTCAGATCTTAATTTTTGGTATAGACTCAAGTGATCGCTTGGCCAGACAACGTCTGGTAAGGCAACGCTTGCCCCTAGACCGAAAATTGATTTTCTCAGGAGAGGTAACCAAAATGGTCGTAGAATATCCAGTGACTTTGTGTCTCCAAAGGTATCCTTCAAAACCAAGAGAATCTGTAAACATTGAATCGTTACAGGAGAAATCCCAGTTAAATCAATACTGACTAGGTCATAGTGATTTAACACAGGATAATCCTTTAAGCTCTTGAATGAATACAGTTTCTCGAGGTCATCAATCATAACTTCCCTCACGGGACCTGGTGCAAGACGAAGATATCTATTATAAGTCTTGAAGGTTAATCTTTGAAGATTTAGGAGTTTGACTCTATAACGGTCCTGAGCTACCTCAGGGTCGTCATAGATTCTTCTCCTCATCTCAGAGAATAAATCAAGACAAACAGACCGACCGTTTATGGAGAAAGAATCAAGTAAGACTTGAGGAAGTCTACAAATGAGTCTCTCACCTGCACGGAAGAACTGTGTTTCCATAGTTCTAACAAGGTCTGTTAAATAGATTAACTTCATCTTCTGCCAGTCCTCTGGGTTCTCGGTAAGTCTTTGGCTATCTCTACTAAGTGGAGAATTCCAAGTCTTCCCGAGAACACCGTGTGTTCGAGGCACAGCTGTGCTTCTCACACACCGTGATAGAGGTTGAGAATTGATGATTGAAATTACCTTTGGGTCAAAACCGCCTTGCTCGATTGCAATCGACACGACTTCTGGTGTACGACTAGATTTCGAACTTGTCCTCACTGCAGCTGTGTACTTTCCAGTCCTCAGAAGTGTTAACTTCCTAGGTTGGGCGATACAAGATGTAGAATAGATTCTTGAATCTATGGAGACAAAGTTCTTCGATCTATATGTCTTACCAACAGAGAAGGAAAGTCCTACTTCTGGACCAAGCCTCATCCAAGTGTTGTGTTCTGTATCCTTCAAAAGGGCACAAGCATCATCACCATGGATTGCAGCTTTAAGTTCATGTAGACTTTCTGTCTTTGTTGCTTTACAAGCCAAGAATGCGTTTAATAAACACAGTAATGGAAAACTCATGAGACTACCCATGAATTGTCCGTGTGTTTGCAAAACACAATCTAACTTAACCTTATGTATCTTTCCACCTTGAACAAATTCATGTTCAGGATAGACAACATACTTAGGTTGAGTCTCCCAAAGGAGTGCTCGACTGACTTGTGGAAATCTCGTTTCTAACCGTGCTGCTAACTTATGATATAACGCCTGACTAATGTCAAGATTTATATTATCAGTTGCACCTACGTAATCTATAGAAGTGAAAGAATAACCATTCTTTTTCTTCCCAAGACTACGTGCGAGTAATGATCTAAGATCATACTCTGGTGTGAAGCAGGGTTCGAAACAAGGATATTTCCTAAGACAGTTGAACATTGCCTTTTGGAGAGGCTTGAGCGACCAGGAGTACGGATGTGTCTTGGTAATCATCCGAACCTTGAGAGGTTCAAGTACTGCAGCCGTCTTAACATAGGCTGGCCCTGGTGGAGGATAACTTGGAAAAGTGTAACTAAATGTTACACCTTCTTGAGTTTTCATCACCTCTTGGGCCCAATCTAGCCTATAAGACTTGTGGAGTTCATAGAAATTCTTCCTAGAGACCATCCATCTATTATAGAGATAATCTGTG